TTGCCTTGAATCTGAAGTTTAATTGCCTCAATTTCTTCGGGTGATCTCTTTTGTTTAGTTGCCCTTTCTAGTTCAAATTTTAAGATTTGAGCCTGAGATTCTGCCTCAAGTTCTTGTAATTCAATTTGAGAAACTTGACGTTTTAAATCCAAATCCAGAAGTTTTTGACGGGTAGCTAAACTTTCTAATTCAGCTTTTTGAGTACGGACTAAATCAACTTCCCTTTCTTTAATTACTCTTAGTTCAACCTCAGCTTGTTTTAAAGGGTCGCGGGTTAACTTAGCTTGGTTCTGTAGCTGTGATTGCACATAACGCGATTCAGTATCAGCTAATTGATTCCTGCTACTGGTAATATTTTCTGTAAGTTGCGCTTGTTTTTGGAGTAAATCATATTCAGATTCTAAAGCCTGTCTCCTTAATCCCGCCCGTTGGTTCTCATTCTCAAGTTGTTTTTTCTGGGTTTCAAAATCCAAATCTTCTAATCGGTTTTTTTCGTCTGCCTCCATTTTTCTAATGCGAGAGCGAGCGATCGCAGCCTCTTGTTCTAAAGAAACTGACTTACTGCCATTAGATTTTAATTCCTCTAATTGTCGATCTAATTCTGCTAACTTTAGTTTTTCTTGATCAATTCGATATTTACTAATTGCATTTTGAGCACTCTTTTCTGATGTTGTACGTTCAGAAAGTCCGACTTCAACCGCTAATTGTTCAATATCTAAAGATTTGATTTTCTCCTGCAATTCCTGTTGAATTAATCGCTCTTTTTCCTTAGCTTCGGCTTCTCTAATTTGGTTTCTAGCCTGAGCGTATTCATTCTCAAGTTCTACATTTTTAACCCCGTTAGCTTTGAATTGTTCAAGTTGACGTTTTAATTCATCGGCTCTCAATTTGGATTCTTTAATCTGCAAGCCCGCCATTTTTGTCTGAGCATTTTCTTCTGACAAACCCCGTTCAGCTACCTGGGCAGAAATTAAGGTTTTCTCGGTTTCTATTGCTTGAATTTGACGCTCTAATCGCTTCTGAATTAGCTTTTCCCGTTCATTAAATTCAGCTTGTGCAATCTCAAGGTCTGTTTGTTTAAGTTGATTCTCAAGGTCGGTAACTTTGATTCCATATTGTAAACGGAGTTCAATTTCTGACTCAAGTTGTTTTTTCTGTAACCCTAGTTTTTCCTGTTGCAGTCCAGAGGTTTTCTTGATAACATCTTCCTCTGTGGCTTGACGGAGTTGTCCGGCTGTTACTGCGGTAGAAGACTCTAACTCAATTTGGGAGATTCTTTCTGCCGTCGCTTGAGAGCTAAATTGGGCGATTTGACTGATTAAATTTTTCTGGGTATCAATATCAAAAATAGAACCCTTAATCTGTTTTCCATCCTTGGTTAAGGTAATAAATGACTTATCTAAAACATCTTTAACTTTGTTGGCAACATCACCACTTTTTAATAGATTCCGGTCATAGTTTTGCAGGATTTGATCTAGTACCGCTTGCCCTTCAGTTCTTTGCTGTTGGACATCTTTTAAGAATACTTTACCCTCGTCAATATACTTTTCTTTAAATACTGAGAAGGCATCATCTAAAGCGTTATTACCCTCTAATGGGTTAACAGACGAAGCCACCACCGCTTGCTGTAATACTGGTAGAGTCTCATTATAATATTTGGTGATTTGTTCCCTAGCTTGTTTTAACGCCTCTGTACGTTTTTGAAGGTTATCAATTTGATTTTGAGCATTATCAAATTGACCTTTTATTTGTTCCTTTAATCCTGTGTCTGTAGTCTCATCAAGTAGTTTTTGTCGTTCTTTCTGTTGGGATTGATAACCAGATATTAAGAGTTCGTTGGCTTTAATTAAATCATTAGTTTCCTTATTCTCTTTTTCCAGAACAACACCCTGAACTTGTGATCCTTTTGATGCTAATTTTCTGGCTTCCTCTGTTTGGAATAAACCAGCGTTAAGTTCTTTAGTTTGTTTAATTGTGTCAGTGGTATTGTCACCAACTTCATTTAAAATCTCGTTTCTGAGTTTAGATTGCATCTTGATTAAGCGATCGCCTTCTCGGTTAGCGTTAGCTTCGTCAATAGTCGTAATACCTTTCCACGGGTTGTAAAGGGTAGTGATAACCGCAGCGTTAAGATTTCCTATAAAATTAGTAGCTTTCCCTAAACCCTCTAGCGAAAAAACCTCGCCAATCCGATCACCAATTCCCTTCTCAATTTCACCCGGTGCACCTGCTCTAAAAGCCTCGATTTGATTCTGGAGAATTGATAACTCTTGAGCCGTGACTTTTCCGTCTTCCCCTGCTTTCTGCATAGCTTTGGACATGGTTATAAACTGTCCAGAGGTAAGATTGCCAGCTTCTTTTAATTCGTTTAATTTGTTTTTGAGGGGATCGAATGCGTCGGCGTTTCCGGTGTTGGATTCCGAGAGTGCAACTAGATTGGCTTTGAATGCCAGTAAAGCCCCATCCTTTCCTGATTCCTTCTCCAGTGCCTTGAGTGCCTTGGTAGTCTCGTCAATGCCCTTGCTGATAGCGTTCGCAGTACCAAAACCAAATATATGAAGAATCTCTTTTCCTGCAAATGCAAACGCCGCGCCAATCGCTAACGCCAAGGGAACGAATGGGGCTAATGCACCCAGCGACTCCCCTGCTAATGCTGTGATCATCCCCAGTCCTTCTACGGCTCCAGTCCAAGCAGCTTTTCCCGCTTTTTCCCCAATAGATCCAATGGTCTGCCATACGGGTAATTTTTCTGCCATACCAGATAGCCTTTTAGCTTCAAATGCTTTCTTGGTATCGTTAAGGCTACTAAAACCACGACTCCGAGCCTTTTCCCTTAGCTCATCTCTACTTAGTTCTTTCCTCTTGTTAGGATCGGGATCTGGGTTTGCATCTATAAACTCACCAAAAGACTGGCCAGGCATTTCAGATGGTAAGCCAGGCATCCACATGGAGATCCCTTCAAGTGCGCCAAAAGTTTTCCCCTGAGTCTGTTCTTCTATTACCTTTGCAGCCCTTCTATTCTTAATATCCTCTAAAACTTTTTTGCGCTGATTATCGGCATCAATTTTTTCTCTGTCAGCAAAAGCCCCAAAATCTCCAACAATAACAGGAGATCCCGATTCCAATGCCTCCCCAAAGGTTTTACCTCCAATACCAGCTAAAACCGCTTCTGATTGTAAATCTATTAATTGTTGAGCAGCTAACTTTTCCTTTTCTAAAATTTGTTGCTGTAGTTTTTTTTGCTTTCTAACTTCCCTGCGTCTATCACGCTCTGCTAATATTTCCCTCCTGCGCTGATCTCTTTTTGCTTCGGGGTCTACCTCTAACATTTCCCCAAAACTATCGGGGGAATCTGGGATGTTTTTCTCTATTTCAGCGCGTCTTTTAGCAGCATAGGCTTCAACTTGCCGATCCATCTCAGACGGTTGAGGGCCTTTTATTTTTTCAATCCCTTCACCTGCTGTATTTTTAAGCGTATTAAAATATTCCTGCGTCTTTTTGGTTAATTCTTGAATTGCAGCTTTTTGACCCGAAAACTTTCCTGTGATTTCCTCAATCTTTTTGCCAACTGTTGTACCTTTGATTACCTCAACAAATTCAGCAAATTTACCCTTAGTGCTATTGATTACTACACCGCTATTTTTAACTACTTCTGTTTGGTCAACAAATCCCTTAATATTCTTTTTAATAATATTGTTAGTTTGTTCTCTGGCAGCGTTTACGGTTTTTTGAATTACCCCTTCTTTAACAATAGCGTCCGTTGCTTCTTTAGTTACTAATAATCGAGATTGATCAAATCCTAACAATTGCTTAACAACTGCACCGAGTCCTTTCTTCTGTAAGATTAAATCTTTAATCACGGCAACTTGTTTACCAAATTGACCTGTGATTACCAAGTTAATGACTCGCAGTAAAGCAAAGTTACCGAGTACAGAAATTACAGCGCCCGATAGTTGTTTGAATGCTAATCCGACCGTTTTAGTTTGAATTTGAAATGATAGATAAGCACCGATAGCCTTCTTAATCGGGTCGGGAATATTGGCAACTAATTTACTTGCCTGTTCTAAATATTTAAGTCCAGGTTCAAATACAGGTGCTAATGATTCTCCTAACTGGATTATTGTTTCTTCAAAGCGGTTGGCTATCTTTTGAAACCTAGAAATCTTGTCATCGGTAGCACCCTTAAAAACTTCGTCTAAACTGGTGACGTTGGCGTTAGCTTTGATGTTTGCTGTGACATTTGTAAAGTCCTGTCCTTTATTGGAATTTAAACCCAACGCCGTCCGATAAGCTAGGGTATCTGGTAGGATTTGAGCTAACTTGGTTTGATCTCCCCCCGTCGCTTCAAAAATATCTTGAACTGATTTTGCCAGCCCTTTTTGCTGAACTTCTCTAATATCAAATCTAATCCGGTTTCCTTCTTTATCTCGTAGTTTAGCGATCTCTTTTGCAGCTTCGGGTGTTTTATCAATAATACTTCTAGCTAAAGCCTGAATACCTGTTAATGCCACGGGTGTTGATGTACCTTGGGCGGTTAAGACTGCCGTTGCTGCGGCTAAATCTTCAATACTAATCCCTGCGGTTTTAGCTACTTGAGAAGCCTGTCCGAAAGTTTGGGATAATTCTTGAATCGTGGTAATCCCATTTTCTACCGTACCATTTAGAATAGCTGAAACCCGGTTGGCTTGAGATGCTTCTAAACCATAAGCCCGGAGGGTTTTTGTTAATAACTGAAGTGTGGCAGTCGGGTCAACGGCTTGACCGCCAGCCCCTGCAATTCCGATTAATTTAGATCCTGATTCTAATACCTGTTGAGATGTTTTTTCAGAAGTAAAACCCCCAGACAAAACTTCATATTGTCCGAGTAATGCGTCGGTTGTGGTGACAGTATTATCTAATTTATCCCTGAGTAACTTTTGGATCTGTTTCCTGTTTTTATTTAAGTCGGTAGCCGTTGCCCGTCTTGCCGTCCCCGATTCTGTAAACTCAGTGGAGGATTTAAGGATAGTCCCAACCCTTGCGGACGCACTCTCAACGGCGTTGAGTTTGGCAACAGCTACCTGAGCAAAACTTTCAACCGCAACTTGACTCCCAGAAATAGCATCCCTTAGAGTCATAAACCCTTGAATGGAATCGGTACTAACTCCCGACCGATTCATTTGTTCTAGGGTTTCTGGAATCCTGTTTAGGGTAGCGTAGGCATCGGACGCACCTTTAGCTAAAAGTGAAAGTTGTTGAGCATAAAAAGCGACGTTAGATGCCTTGCCTAATAGACTTCCTAGTTCTTTGTTGGAGTTAACAATTTTACCGAGATTTGTTGCTAAGAGTTCGGCATTTTTAGATCCCAATAAATATTGAGTAGCATTAGCTCTTAACCCTTTCTCAAGCAAGGGAAGGGCAGCACTAACCGCAGTGGAAGCTAGTTGTAAATTTGTTAATTGAGTCGAAGCATTTGAAACACCAGCAACAAATCCATCATCAATTAAGCCTAACTTTAAACTAGCGGTTGCGTCTGCCATTGTTTTAACCTCCCTGTACCCAGTTAACTAAATAATTGGCAATCTTTTCTAATAAGATTGGATGCCAGAATATAAACGGAAAATCACGTTGTAATCGAGAGGCTTTGGCTAATGCTGTCCCAAATACTATCTGTGATTCAGTGACTTCAAAAACACCGTATGGATGCCCCTCGGCTGTTAATGACTGCTGAAGTTCTCCCGTGTCTCTAAGGATTTGACCCCCATAACGTCTAGGGTTTTGGACTAGATAAGATTCCGAGAGTGATCGCCATTGAACACCCCCGTAAACATCCCCTCCAACTTCTGTTAATGGGGCGTTATTGAAACGGGTATCTACATCTTCTTGCATCATCAAACGAATCGCGGGGGCGGCGGCGGTGATATCTTCCGCCCTGAGTTTAAACCCTGCAATCCGTTTAATTTCTTTGTTGATTTCTGATGAATCAATGCTAAGTTTGATCCCCATTTTCCCCCGTGTTTGCATCTGGAAAGAATGAAGCCATAGACAGAATCCGTGGCATCTGTTCCCCTGCAATCGAGATCCTCAATTCCCGTTTTAGGAGATCAGCTTTTTGATCTTTCAAGGTTTCCTCGGCTTGACGTTTTGCTCTGTCTTCATCGCTCATTCTATGCTCAACAGTTTGGAATAACAAACACTCAAGAAACTCCGCAGGGTATTCGTTGGAAAGTGCGATCGCTCCTTGAGGTTCGTAGGCTTCAATCAATTGAGCAAGAAGGTCTACTTCGTAGTTTCCACTGCCTCTAATTCTGCGAGTTCCTGTTCCCGTATCTTCTGCCGTTCCCTCTCCTTGTCCACTAGGATTTGCAAAAAATTGAGATTGTGCAGATCCGCTATTACTCCAGGCTCGATTAAAGTGGCTTCGCCTTTAGCGTCAACATCTCGATTCCCTGCCTCATCATAGGATGTGGTAACAAATAGTCGGGTAATTTGGGGCCAGTCATCAGCATCGACTAAAGCCTGAAAATCAATCGGACGGGTTTGACCGACAACAGGAATTAATGTTGACAATTGTTGGCATAGGGGGATAAAGGTTTCATCGCAAAACAAGTCACCGATAGATCCCCCAATCTCGACATACAACTCAAGGATTAACTTCTGAATTTCTGCAATCTTTCCCCATTTAACAAAGGGTGCAGCTGTGATTAATTCAGAGGTGATAAATTCCCCTGTTATCGGGTCATAATAACTAACTGTTGCAGTCCGTCTCGGTTGTCTTTTTTTAATCTCAGTCATATTTTTAAGCTGCACAATATACGGTTTCTGCGGTGTCGATTAGTTTGAACGGGTCACACCAATCAAGGGGTTGGATGATTTGCATAGGGATTTGTAGCTGTTCAGAACTAGGATCAAATTGACCTTGAGACGGATCGATAATTACCTCTGGAATATAGATAATCATTACCCGTTTATCAGTCCCTACGACTAACCCAGAAAACTCATGGGCATTCAAAGGATCGCCCATAGAATTGCCAGCGATTGACCGACTAATTGAAAGGGTAACAAATGCTCCGTCCTCAACCAAGTTATCGGAAAATTTCAAAGCCCGATTAGCACCAACAGCAAAAGTATTAGCAGTTGTTCCCGTAAAACTAGCGAAGGGCTGCTGGGTTAAAGGAACCGATTTTTTAGCTCCGGCAATGTCGGTTTTCGAGCCGTAGGTCTCGGCATCGGCAACGATACCAAATCCCACCTGTCCAGTTGTTGCAGCCGCGTAAGTCGCTGTCTTAGCCTGAACTTGGAAGGGTTGAGTAACGTCGTAAGTGCCGGATTCAAGTTGTTTTCCCATAGCAAAGGCAAGCATTTCAAAATTGAAACCTGAGTAGGTCAAAGTTGCTACGGGATCAGAACTTTGAATTAGAATATCGTCGGTAATGTTTTCCCCTAAGTTGTTGCGTCGGGTTGTTTTCCGAGTTTGGCGGTTAGGGTTAATGGCAATGTTAGATGGGGTTTTCCAGTTGTAAACGAGTCCGGTTTTTAAATCCCTTAGCGTTGCGTTGGTATTGGCAATAAACTGAAACGTTACCGCGTCACGTTGTGATTGAGCCATTGTTTTAAGCCTCTAAATAATCAATTCCAGTAAAACTAAAACGCAAGAAAGCATAGACGGGTTGAGACAGTTCATTAACCATGATCCTGTACTCGGATCTAAAACTTCCTTGTGTTATAATTGGGGGACAGTTCTTAGACTCTTTCCACTGAGTCAAAGCCTCGTTAAGTTGCCAACTAACCCACCTCAAGATTCCTGGCAGAACCTCTTGATCTGGGAAGGAAAGGCAATAGGAAATAACAAAGCTGGTTTGTGATTTGGGATGACCATACTCAAAGTTATCTGACAACCGATAAACTTTGAGTAGCGGAAATCTTGATAGGTCAGGGTTGACAGCATCATAACAAACTGTATCCCGACACGCGATC